ATTCCACTTGCCATATTTCCGCTATCATGCTGGTAAATGGGCTATTAAACTTAACCCAGTTGTCGGTGACATGGGCTTTGCCGTTTTTGCACAAAAAGACTGTTCTAGCGTTAAGGTTGGCACAGAAACGCCACAAAAACCCGCTTCATTCCGTGAGTCAAGCATGGCAAACGGATTTTATTTTGGTGGATTTCTGAATAAAGAGCCGTCATACTATATGGATCTTAAACAAGACGGCAGTTTAACCATTAACGCACCAGCAGGAATTAATATTAACGGCAATGTTACTGTTAGCGGTGATGTGGTGGCTAGTGGGAAATCATTAGTTAATCATACTCACATGGGCGTGCATGGCGAAACATCACCGCCCCTATAATACAGAAATACCGCTCAGAGCGTCTAGGATACGTTCTAAGCGGTTTTATTCTGCAAGTAATATAAATACATTAATAGCCGTTTGAAATCGTCTTAAAAAGCGAGGTGGAAAGAATGGCGAATAAAAGAAGTTTGTATCTAGACCCCGACAAGTGGGATATAACGATTAATAATAACGGCGATTTGGTTACTACATCAGGCTTGTACTGTGATGCGCAAAATTGTGCGAATGCAATCCGGCTGTTTACACGTGACGCTTTTCTTGCTCAGAATAAGGGCGTACCGCATTTCGATTTGGATTTAGGACATATGCCCGCATTTTCTGCCGTTAGAAGTGTTTACCGCAAAAATGCCCGAGCCGTGGAGAATATTAAGGACGCAGTAATTCAGAATTTGCGTGTAGATAATGATACAAGGGCATTGACTGGCATTATTATTGCCACAACCGAGGACGGGCAAAATGTATCGGTTGAAATCTAAGGAGGTGAAAAAATGGGCATTACAATTGATTATGAGAAAGGTATCAAGGCAGACGATACGGCAACAGTCAGACAGTCACTTGTTGAGGCATGGCAGGAAGTTTTCTCTGACGAGAACGCAACAATTAACACTGAGGCTGAAAGCCCAGCAGGGCAAATAATAGACAGTCAGGCCGTACTTGTTACCGCTAAAGATAGCGAATTAGTGGAACTGATGAACCAATTCGACCCACGCAAGGCAAACGGAATATTTCAAGAGGCGTTGGCTGCGATTTATTTTTTAACACGAAAAACCGCCCAGCCGACAGTTGTTGAATGTGTTTGTACTGGTTTGCAAGGGACGACTATTCCTGCCGGTTCAATGATCCAAAATGATGATGGCTATAAGCTGACATCGGTTGGAGCCGTTACTATTCCCGCCAGTGGTAGCGTTAATGTGGAATTTCAAACAGTAGACGTGGGGGCTATTCCTATTCCTGCAAATTCATGCAATAAAATCATCACAGTTATAGCAGGGTGGGACACTGTATCAAATGCGAATGCTGGCGTGGTCGGTCAGCTTGAGGAAAGCAGGACGGCGTTAGAAACGAGAAGGGCTTTGAGTGTGGCAAAAAATAGTCATGGTTCTAGGCTATCCCTTCAGGGTTCTATTGCTTCTATTGACGGTGTTCTTGACTGCCTTGTATTGGAGAACAAATCTAATGCAAGCGTAACCATTCAAGGTGTATCACTTATTAGCCATAGTGTGGCTATTTGCGTATATGGTGGCACCGATGAGGCTATTGCTGAGATGATTTACAACAAATTGGACGCTGGTTGCGGAACTAACGGCGGGACTACAGTTGTATATACCAGTGAGGACGGCGTGCCTAATAGCTATCAGATAATTAGACCCGCCTCGACTAACTTATATGTCGAAGTTACTATCAATGAAACTACCACGACACCTGCAACCATTATGGATGATATAAAGAATGCTATTGTTAATGACTTTAACGGCCTAGACAGTAATAGCGGAAATTTAAGGCGAGGGTGTGGACAGACAATTTATGCTTCTAGTTTTTCCGTGGCATTAATTAAGACCGCAGGAGTCAGCGACCTTGTTAGCATCGAAATAGGCAGGAGTGCAGGAACTTATACTAATAGTGTTGTAATGGACGCAGACGAAGAACCTATACTCACCGCCGACAACATCAATGTGGTTATGAATCCGCTTTCATAGGGAGGTGGAAATAATGAGCATTGATTTTGAAGAATTGGGACAAAAAACAATACAAAGTCAGTATTCTTCTAGTCCGCACATTATAGGGCTTGTCGAGGAGTTTAGAAAACAAATTGACCCGACCGAGGATATAGAAGAATTTTACAAGAAGTTTTTTGATCCACGAACGGCCAGAGGAATCGGGCTGGATGTTTGGGGCATTATCGTTGGCATAGGCCGTGAAATAGAGGTTGATGAAAATGACTTCTTTGGCTTCTTCGGTTCTGGCCTAACACCTATGGATAATAGCCCATTTTATTATGAAGGGGCTACAAAAGTATATAAATTGCAGGACGAGGCTTACAGAGAATTAATATTCTTGAAAGCTTATGCAAATATTTCTGACGCCACAATGCCAAATATCAAATATGTTCTTAATAGTTTGTTACCGAACGGGGCTATTGCTATTGAGGCCGAACACATGAAATTAAGAATAATATTCCTAAGTTATGAGGTTCAACCTTATAGCATGGCGATATTCAAGAAATACGGCCTTTTGAATTTGGGTGCAGGTGTGGGCTGGGAATTCTATATTATTGATCCGACAGAAACATTCGGATTTGACGGCTCATTAATGCAACCATTCGACAATGGCATATTTGCCCCGTATGATGTGCAGAACGGGGAAGGATAAAGGAGGTTATAAAATGGCAAATCCAACATTACTAACAATGCCACTTTGCGTGAACGCTGACAAAAACACAATACCGCCAACAGACTCAGGGACGAGCGGGCTTTTCTCAGAGGAGTTAGGCTTTCAGGACATCAACAGTTTACCTCTTGCAAGTGGCGGTAAAGCACCTAATAGGCGAGATTTTAACGGCGTTTTTGCCCTGCTGGGCGGTATAGCTTATGAGTGCCAGCGAGGATTTACGTTCCTTTGGTCAGCAACTCTTGATTATGTGGCAGGGTGCATTGTTATTGATAGCACAGACGGAAAGCGGTATGAGTGTATAGCAGACGTTTCCGCTGGCGGTAGCGTACCGAGTGCCGATACGACACATTGGGAAGAATTTGTGACGGATACGACAGCATTGGCAAACACTGACTTGTCAAACCTTACTGCAATGGGGTTAAATGCTTTTGCATCAAAAACATTGTCAAACCTTGACACAAATAACCTCAGTGTCCATGTTGTAGTAGATAGCTATTATGATGATACAACAGGCAATTGGTATAGGGTTTATGACGATGGCTGGATAGAGCAAGGCGGGCTTTTTGTTGGCAGTGGCGGTTATTTTATCGAAACGGTGACATTGCTCAAACCAATGGCTGACGCAAAATATTTTATCGGGCTTACTAATTATGTTTATAATTCTAGTGGTTTCGCACCTACAGCAGATAATGCCACAACGACATCGTTTAGGGCAAGCAATGTCGTAGGTGCAAATTCAGCAAGATGGTTTGTTGCAGGCAAGGGGGCGAGTGTATGATAGGCGATAAATTATATAAGACCAACAAAGAGGACATGGCACGATATACAGAAACTGCTATATGGTGTAATGGCAATAATGCCCATATCGAGGATAAAGGTAGTTATTATGAAGTATGTGAGAATGTCATACCAGAGCCAAGTATTGATGAACAAGTCGAAGCATTAGACCACCAATACAATAGCGACAAGGCTATTCTTATGAGCCAATATACCGAGGCTGATATCGACGGAAATGAAGAATTGAAAGCCAATATTAAAGCCGAGTTAGAGGCATTGCGTGAGCAATACGACAAGGACTATGCAGATATTGTGGGAGGCGAGGAATAATGGCTCTTAAAATATATTGATTATATATGTATGTAATTGTTGTTTATTGCTAAACTATATTGTATAATATTCATATAGAATATATATAAGGCGGTGTAGCAATATGGCAAAATTAATTGATATTACTGGTCGTGTTTTTGGCAAATGGACAGTATTAGCACATAAAGAAATAAGAGGTACTGCACATTATTGGTTGTGTAAGTGTGAGTGTGGAAATACTGCAATTGTGCGTGGAACTAGCCTTATGAGAGGAAAATCTAAAAGTTGTGGTTGTACTAGAGAAGCGTTGAGAAGAAAAGGCATTACAAAGCATGGTGGATATGGGACACGGTTATATAGGATTTGGGACGATATGAAAGCAAGATGTTATAATCCTAAAGATATTTCATATCCTAAATATGGTGCTAAAGGTATAACTATTTGCGAAGAATGGCATGATTTTTCCTCTTTTCGTG